ATCGCACTTTGGAAAAAAGATAAAACCAAAGATGGTAGAGATGCAGATTTTTTAAGTGTTTCTGTTAAAGAAAATAATTTTAGTATTAATACGGAAGTACAAGAAACTGACAAACCGCCATTCTAAAATTATTAAGGATAAAAAATATATGCAGTGGGTGTGTGAAAACCACCCCTGCTATATTTGTAATTTAGAAGGAAGATTAAATTATTCTCAAATACAATTTCATCATCTTCAAGGAAAGTACCGAGTAGGTGCTATGATTAGAGATGACAGTGTTGGAATACCTTTATGTTTCCCCTGTCATTCTATCTTCCATAAACGAGGTGAAAGGTTATATTGGGAAGAAATAAACATAGACCCAATACACTATGCTAAAGAACTCTGGGAGGAGTATAATGAAACTAGAAAACTTTAAGAAATGGGATTTACTCCCTATGTCACCATCCAAATTAAATGGATATAGAAACTATACTTGCCAATTTATTATAGAAAAAATTTATAAAAGATTAGGCACTTCATCACCTGCGGCTCAAGCAGGGAACACAGTAGAACCTATGCTATATGATTATTTAATAGGTAAAGAAATAAACCAAAAAGAATATTTATCTAAATTTAAAAAAGAAACTTTAGATTATCCTATTAGAGAAGATGTAGATAAATATGAAAAACTAATACCTAAAATGTTTGAACAAGCTAAAGCATTTAGAGATGTAGTAGCTGATAAAGAATTACATTCTTATCAAGAAGAACTTTTTACTGAAGTCTTAGGAATACCATTTAGAGGTTTTAGCGACTTTGTTTTTAAAGATGTCAATAAATTCTATATGTATGATTTAAAGACTAAAGGCAGAATGGCTATCAACCATTATGATAAACTTCAGCAGTGGTTTTACCGCAAGGCATTACAAGAAACCTATAAAATGGAAGTTGAATGTTTTTTATTTATCGTCACCCCAAGTAAATCACATCTTGAACCCATAGAGTTCACTGAGGAGTTTGAGATTGAAATAAACAATGGATTAAAAAGCATGGATAAAGTGTTGCAAATATGCAACACACCTAAAGACTTTGCCTTTTTATACCAACCAAATCTGGATGATTTTATTTGGCGAAGTAAACATCTGTATGAAGCTAGAAAGGATATCTGGGGTGTTTAATGACGATAATAAATTCGATATTGATTTAAGTAAGGCTCAGATAAGAGAAAAAGAACTTAGAGATATATTGGGTAAAGCCAAAGTAGAAGTTAAGACAGATTCTATTTGGAAAGGTTCAAAAAACTTAGCAGTTGAATTTAGATGCAGAGGAAAACCATCTGGAATATCTGTTAGTCAAGCTGAATACTACGCATTTATTTTAGATGCTAATACCTACACAGAAGGAATAATTATAATACCAATAGAAAAATTATTATATTTGGCTAGGAAGTTTTACAGATTGGGAAAAGTAAAAAATGGCGGTGATGACAATGCATCAGAAATGGTACTTATCCCTATTGTTGAATTTGTAAAGTGATGGGTAAATCCAGAGGATATATCCATAATAACCAAAAAGAATTAATTAGGTGTATAGACTGTGCGCAGAAATATACTAAATTCATGTCTATTCAATTTAATCAGTTCAAAAATGAATATAAATGTATTAGATGTTATAACAGGAGTAATAATGGACAAAAAAATGATATTCGTATCGTACTTTCCAGACGATATGTTAAACGGATGCATGACACTCAGTGCTAACGCTGAACTCGCATTTAGAAGAATAGTAGATTTAATTTATACCAATGATGACAGGTTATTTGATGACGCTGTTATCTGGGAGTTAATCACAAGAGGATTTAACCAAGATATTGATAGGGTTAAATCTGAACTTATTAAAAAAGGCAAAATCTACATAGAGAACGAACAAATTAAGAACAAAAGATGTAGTAAAGAAATAATTGCTAGTAAAGAAAGGCACGAAAAGGCTAAAAAAGGTGCAGAAGCTAGGTGGGGTAAACCAAGCATATCTGACGCAAATGCAACGCATATGCCATCTAATACCCAATACCTAAAACCTAATACCTATAAAAATAATATATATATACACTTTGATAAATTCTGGGATGATATTTGTTATAAAGTCAGTAAGGGACAGGCAAGAAAGAACTACCTTAAAATCAGCAAGGATTGGATTGAGAAACCAGAAGAACTTAGCACGTTATATAATCAATACTACAATGCGTTAAAGGATAAAGAATTTGCACAACATCCTAGCACTTGGCTCAATGCAGAGGGGTTTTTAAATGAAGATTCTACTGTTAAAGAAAAAACAAAGGAAGAAATGAAAGAATGGCAATTTCAAAATGATGTTGATATGAGAAAAAAAGGACTAAAGACTATGCGTTGGTCAGTTGGATATATCAGAGAATTAGATGAAGCTATTGCTAAAGGCGATTAGAAAAATGCAATTTAGCCCACACTCTATCCTTTTCTTTAAATTCTACTTCTACAAATTCGTCAATGCCTTTGGGATATTTATTAAACTTAAACAGGTTAAGAAAAAAACTGATAGATTTGTTAGTAATATTATAAACTTTCATAGTTGCAATATACTCACTAACAACTACATTTGGATTATCAATATGAGAAAACAGTTATGTCACAACCGCAAAGTTATATTATTGTAGAAAATGATGACGGAACTTTTACTGCTTATGTTAATTTTGGTAATTACATATCCAAAGAAGAAGCAGAACAAAGTCTTACTTTAGCCATGAAGATGTTAGGATTACAAGTCACAACAAACCCAACTATTCACTAATGAATATACTTCAAAAAGCAATATCTGATATTAAGCCATACAACAGAAACCCAAGAAAGAAAAAGAATATTCAAAAGGTTGCAAACAGCATAAAAGAATTTGGTTTCCAACAACCCATAGTAGTTGATAGGGCAGGAGTTATTATTGCAGGACATTCGAGATATGAAGCTGCAAAGATTTTAAATTTAAATTCTATTCCTGTATTGATTGCTGATTTATCACCAGAAAAAGCAAAGGCATACAGAATAGCTGATAATAAAACCAATGAAGATAGTGAATGGGATTTTTCCTTATTGAACAAAGAATTTACTGACTTACTAGATATTAACTATGATTTAGAGGTGACAGGATTTGATACTAAAGAACTTGAAGATTTCTTTACATTTGATAAAGAAGATGATGTAGCCAAGATAAAGACAGAGAAAAGCTGTCCTAATTGTGGTACAAAATTAAAGTAGGTACACTCTACCAATGAAAGAGGAAACAAAATGGCAAGACCGAAGAAATACGATATTAATGGGGAGGAAGTTCAGAAACTAGCATCATATGGATGTACCAATAAAGAAATCGCAGATTTTTATGGATGTAGTGCCGACCTTATTGAAAAGAGTTATTCGGAATTTACGACAAAAGGTAGAGGTGTGAAAAAATTGCGTTTACGACAGATACAATGGAAGATAGCTGAAAATGGCAATGCGGCTATGGCTATCTGGTTAGGGAAAAATGAATTGGGTCAATCAGATGGTGGTGTAATGACAGATGATAACCAACCATTGGCTTGGTCAGTTGATTAGTGATATCACTACCTAACAAAAAATATAATATAATTTATGCTGACCCTCCTTGGTCATTTAATAGTTCAATCTATCAAGACAATGGAAGAACATTTGATAAAAATATTACAAACTATTATCCAACAATGAGTAGTAAAGAAATTTGTGATTTACCTATAGAAAATTTATCAGAAAAAAATTGTATTTTGT